GTGAAAAAACTCATTTTAGGCTGCGCAATGTTAATCGCAGGGCAGGCACAGGCGGCCTGGTTGACTGCTGGTGGAAGCATAGATACGATTGTGGTTTATGCAAATACCAATACCATTTTGGTCACGCTACAAGCTGGTACAAGCAACTTAAATAACAAATGCACAACTAAATCCCCTACGCTGGCTATCAGCTCTGGGTTGACCGAAGAAAGACGTAACCGCATGTACTCTATGCTGCTGGCCAAAAAAGCGAGCGGCCAGGCAGTGAGTCTGACTTATGACTCTACAGCGGCATGTGAACCTTGGGATTCAAACAGCTCAGCTTATTCACGCATCCTTCGTATGTATTAAGTGATATGCAAATTGCTCAGATAGCCCGATAAATACGTTGTCTTTGTCGAGCCAGATGGCAGGACATCATTTGGCGCATAACAGCGCCAAATGATGTATTGAAAGGAAAAAGGAAAGGACTTATTCACATCAGGCAGATGCAAAGGCGGGATTAACTGGGTTGCTCAGCTGTAACTTGGGTCATAAAGCCCTGTGACGTCAGCTGATGTGTGACTTCTTTGATAAACCATTCACCTTCAAGATGATCGACCGTTTTATCAACCGAAATTAATGCCCCAGCAACTATGTCTGGGTTGCCTGGTACCGTCAGCTTAACGGCGCCATGAGCACGTTGAAGGCGTGTCAGTTGACTATTTGCTGCCGCCTGGGCACTGGCTTCATCCGGATACAGGTAAGGTAATGTGATCACAGGTGCCCCACCCCCTGCCTGAACTGCGATCCGCAGTGCCTGCTCCGGATCATGATAGTAGCTCTGAACCGCCCCCACTAAATGACAATGATTGCTGACCCGGGACCAATGTATGATGTGGTTTTTCCCCAAAGTCGCTGATGTCACGGTTTGTCCGGACAAAGACCGTCCAGTCCCTTTTGCAACGAAAAGCAGTTTATCTGCAGCCACTTTCATTACTGCGTCATAACGCAGGGCAAGGCGAGTAAGCAACTGCATGTCACTTTCACTTTGCTCCAAATGAGGCAAACTAATACTCTGCAACGTGTCACCCACACCACTTTGCAAGCCATACTCAGAAGCGATTTGCTCAACCAGCTCGCCCAGTGTGACCGGTGTTTCATTACCCTGCTCAGGCCAGGAGCGAAATCGTGGCGACTTAAAGTCAGCATCCCACATAATGCTGTTGCCATATAAAGTGAGTGCCCGCGCAGGACCGCTGAGTTCGTAAGCGCCCACATCAAACTTTCCTACCGGCGTCAGTGCGGCATGGTTGTCAGGCGTGCCATCTTTATAGCCCAATGCGATCTCAAGTATGTTACCGGGCTCGGGCAGTTGAATTGGCAACTCCTCCAGGTTGTCGAAGCGCACAACACATACATCACTGAGCAGCCCGGTTCGCTGTGTGACACTAACTTCAACAATCCGATCTTTAAGGCTTTGAGTGACTTCATTGCCGTTTGCTTTGATAGAAAAATAGGGTTGTTGCTTCATAGTTAATCCCAAATATTAATCACATGCTTGGTCTTAGGCTTGGGCAACTCTGGCAGGAAAATTTCGATGCCAGCCGGGTAGATAGCACCTAGCCCGGCTAAGCCGGTGTTTGCACCGAGCACCTTTTCCACGGTTCCTGAGCTCTGCCCGTAATGTCGGTAACAGATCAAATCCAGACAATCACCGTCGCGTGTTACATAATTGACCCCTTTCATAACGTCTCCTTATTCGGGTTCCTTCAATGCTGCCTGATAACGACTTAATCGCATTGAAAACTGGATCTCTCTGGGAATACCATCGTTAAAGAACAAGGTTCGAGTCTCACTGATACTACTGATCACCCATTTGCCCAGTACGCGACCAACACTGGGGTTGGTCTTGCCACTCTCTTCTACATAACCCAGAGTCAGAGGCTGCCCTTTGGCCGCCTCTTCACGCATGTAATCAAGCTGTTTTAGCCCGTTTTCGACAATTTGCGGAAAGATGGTGCCTTCCAGATCCAGCGTTTGCTCGCCAACCCCAATAAACTGCATCAAAGGGCTGTTTTTATTAGTTGGAGCATCAAGTGATTTCCAGCGATATTGCGTGTCGTATTTCAATTTATTGAATGCCGCTGTACTGACTGAAAACTTATAGTTGCCCAGCTGCATCATGTGTCTGGCATGATTGGTATTGCTCATTGTTCACCTGAATTATGAAATGTGGGCTCAAGCCACCTGATTAAAATAACGCGCATTCAAGTCCCGAATGGCCTGTTGTTGTTGCTGTTCAAGGATCTGCTTAACCTGAATAGCGATGTCCTGAGCCTGCTCACCACCGCGTGCGTTGACTGTGATATTGGCGTTGACCGTTACCTGCGCCGCCTGGTGAGCTTTGACACCATTTTCAGACCCAGGCGTTGTGTGCGGTGTTGCAGGACCTTGTGAACCTGACAGAGCCTCTGGCGTGTTTACCAGATTAGCCTTATCTGCTGCCCCTTCACCGGACTCATCCGCTTTCTCTTCGCTAAACCAACTACCGATTTGCGTGCCGACTACCGCATTAGTGATAAACCCAGCCAGTGGCGCAGCCATCTTCAACCAGGGATTACGGCTTTTCTCCATCAAACCACTCACCGCTTTCGCGGAAAACATACCTCCGAGCGTGCCGCCAATCACCTGTGCTTTTTGCGAGCCACTCAAAGTATCATCATTGGCAGCCTGCCAGACGGTGTGATAGTTCAGCGCATCGCCGACAAAGTTGCCAACTCTGGCCACTGTATGCGCACGGCTTTTGTTATTCCCGCTGAGTTCAGCAAACGCAGACGCCGTGCCCGCGGCTAAATTAAACGGATTGATAAACTGGTTTTTGATAAAGCCTTCGGCAACATTCAGCAAACTACTTCCATCGCCACCAGGAGACACAGTGCCGGACTTGCCAGCCTCCTGCGCTGCAAGATGGGGTGTCCCAACAGTACTGTTGATTTCTGGTGTTATCTGGGGTTTGACAGGTTCATCATCAGCAAACCAGCCTCCCAGCTTTTCGCCCAGCCAGCCACCAACAGACTCACCGCCCATCGCCCCCAATGCGCCGCCGACCAGGCCACCTATGGCAGTGCCAATACCTGGGATCACAGAGCCAATCGCAGCCCCTGCGGCTGCGCCAGCCCAGGCACCACCGGCCCCCCCTACTGCACTGCCAACCTGTTGCGTTTTTTGCTCTGCACTCAGGCTGTCATCCGACAACGTAGTTGCAACGTCCACGGCGCCCATCACCGCACTCAAAGGGGCAGCCAGTTTACCGAGCATTTTGGCCCCGGGCAGACGACTGAATAATCTGCCTTTTTTCCCTGCGAACTGCCCCAGTTTGCCGGCCTTTGCGTCATTTGCCGCAGCTTGAACCGGTATCGATTTAGATGTCGCGTTAGGGAGCTGCCTGCCAGCATCGAGCGAGCGAATAGCGTTGCCCTGTGCTGCGGGCTTGCGTTTATGCTGACTGGCTGCATTTTTCTCCGGTTCGGAGTCTGTCTGGCCCTTGCGTTGCCCTTTGTTACGCCCTCGCTTACCACCAGGTTTGCCCTTTGACTTGCCCTTGTTTTTGCGCTTACGTGGCTGTTTTTTCTGTTCTTCAGGCTCATCCTCTAAATGCCCGTCGAGTTCATCAAAGACACTGGATCCCTCTGCGTCGCCATCAGTATCGCCAAATAAACCCGAGCCACTTAAAAACTCAGATGCGGCATCACCCAAAGAGGATAAATCACCGCTCATCAGTCCTTTAAAGTCCAGCTTGCTGAGCGCGCCTTGATGTTGCGCCAACAAAGATGCTGCGCCGTCCATACCAAACGCATTCAGCAGATCCGGTGCTGCCAAGACCAGCGAAGACAGGTCGCCATCCAGCACGCCTTTCACATCCAGTTTCTGGAACACCCCGGCATGCTGTTGCAGCAATGAAGCCGCATCATCCATACCAAAAGCACTCAGCAGCTGAGGGCCGGCTTCGGTCAGAGACGACAAATCGCCGCTCAAAAGCCCGTCCACATCGAATTTTTGTAGTGCGGGTAAAGCCGATTCAAGTAAGGCGCTTGCATCTCCCAAGTCCAGTGCTTTGAGCAGATCCGGCGCGGCATTCATCAAGCTGGAGACATCGCCCTGCACAATGCTTTTTAAATCAAGCTGAGCTAAACTAGGAATTGCAGTTTGCAACTTGTCTGCGGCATCATCCAACTCAAAGGCGCGTAATACCTCAGGCGCAGCGTCCAGCAAACTGCTCAGGTCGCCTTCCATAATCGCCGACGCATTGAGTTTGTTAAGCACCGGCATGGCCTTTTGCATCGCAGCCGACGCCCCTGGCATGTCCAGTGCTTCAAACACAGCAGGAGCAACCTCACCCAGTGAAGCCAGATCGCCACGCATGACTCCCTGAATATCCAGTTTTTGCACTATGCCAGCATGTTGTTGTAACACAGCCGCAGCATCTTCCATGCCCAGCGCATTTAGCAACTCAGGTCCGGCTTCGGCCAGTGAAGTCAGATCACCACTAAGCAACCCATCAACATCAAACTTTTGCAAAGCTGGCAGCGCCGCGGCCATAGCTGTGCCAGCGTCACCCAGCTCCAGCGCGTTTAGTAACTGGGGAGCAACCTTCATCAGACTGGAAACATCGCCCTGAGCAATGCCTTTGAGGTCAAGTTGTGTCAGGCTTGGAATAGCTGCCTGCAATTTGTCTGCGGCCCCTTCCAGCTCAAACGCGCGCAGTACCTCTGGCGCGGCATCCAGTAAACTGCTGAGATCGCCTTCAATGATTGCAGGCGCATTGAGTTTACTAAGCACAGGCAGGGCTTTTTCCATCGCCATAGAAGCGCCAGGCATGTTCAGTGCCTGAAATAGCTGTGGAGCAGCCTGGATCAGTGAGTCCAGCTCTCCCGAAGCCAGCGCTGGCATATCCAGTTGCTGAAGTGCCGGTAACACTTGTGCGACACCGGCCGACAGGCCGTCCAGACCCAATGCACTAAGCATCTGAGGGGCCTGCGATGCTAACGCTTGTACGTCACCGCGCAGCACACCTGACAAATCTAACTGTGCCAATGCAGGCAATTCTGCTGCCAAGGCTTGCTGCAGCTGAGGCAAATCCACTGCCTCAATCAGCGCTGGCAATGCTGTCTTCAGATCATCCAGGTCGCCTTCAAGCAACGCTTTAAGATCCTGACTTTGAAGTGCAGGTAATGCGGACTGAAACGCGGCGACTGTCGGACTCAGGTCTAAAGAGCGGCTCACCTGGGGCATCAAACTGCTCAGACGGCTCAGACGGCTCAAATCAGCGTTCACTGCCTGAGACAGTGCAGTCACACTGGACACATCCGATGCCTGCTCAGGGGCAGCAACCTCACCACCTGCGCTATGCGAGCCACCCAATTCAATCGGATCCTGACTTTGTTCAGACGCACTCGCCGCAACAAAGCCAGGTGCCGTAACTGTTGAAATCTGGCTTACTCCGCCAGGCTGAGGTACATACTCATTCTGAGTTGTAAGGCGAGCAATCACAGCGCCAAGGTTATCTATAGACGCCAGCAAAGCGTCTGACACCTCAGCAGAAGCCGGGTTGTCAACACTCAGGTTAACCGTTCCTTCGGCTGGCGCAGGCTGACCCGACGACCCCTGTTGTGCCAGCGCAGATTGCAGGCGTTTTTGCAAATCGCTGCTTTGAGGCGCGAGTAATGCCAGCGCCTGAAGCTGCGCCAGTAATTGTCCCACAGAGGCTGCACTGGCATCACTTTGTACTTGCAAAGCGTGCAGCGTCCGACCCAGTTTCGCCAGTCGCTGGTCCACGCCATTGCTCTGCGCCAGGCGATGTTTAACTTTATTTTTGGCTCCGCCAGGAGCACGAAGATGTTCGACAGTTCCTTGTTTCATAGATTTACCTGAAAGAGTTAAGAGGTGATACCAGGGAGTGAAGGGAGATGTTGTGTGGCATTGCTCAGCAGCCTTAAAAAAGCCACTGAGCAATGCCCGAATATTGAGTGCCAAACATGCGCAAAGGCGCATGCCTGCAAATGTTGACCCGCAACGGATCAGGACACAGCGGTTGCCTCTTTATAGTCAACCGCAGCATTGAACCAGTCGATTAATTCATCTTCGGTCAATGCGTTGAGCTCGGCCAGGCCCCAGCCGGTATACTTGGCTAAGGCGATAACCATGGCTCTTAAGCGCCTGGGCGGGATACGAGAAAAGCCTGTAAGGTTTCTCTGAGCTTCACAAAGTCGCTCCAGTCAAGCTCTTCGATGATATCCGGCGAGACTTCGCACAAATTGGAGAAGTAACGAATTTCACTTTCCGATTCGCTGATATCTGCCTTATCCACCATTAACCGGTCACGTACTTTTGGTCGTCTCATTGTCAGTTCGGCATACTCATGCCCATCAACCGTAATTGGAAATGCCAGGGTAATGATTTCTTTCATGCTTTTGCTCCTATTATTATTTACTCAGCGCATAGGCGGGTGCCCCTTACCTGTCGCTAAACTGGCAAGGTGTACCCGCTAACATCAAGACAAGAAAGCGAATTAAGCGCCAATCGCTGCGCGTAACAACGCCATCTGATCTGTGCCATTGATTTTGCGTACATCGTTGTACAAATCAATTTCGTAGATCACTTCGTTGTTGATCTCCAGCTTGTACTTCTGCACGGTGTATTGCAGCGTCAACTTAGCTTCTTCGCCGTCTTTCCAGTTACCCATGTCCACTTCTTTGAAGAAGCCTTCCAGAGTCACAACCACAGGCTGTGGCGGCTGACCTTGCGCCTGAATCGCACCACGCGCTGTCAAAGGTGTGGTTGCGCCACTCCAGTCGCCCAGCAGCTTCATCATGTCAGCGTTGTATTCAAGTAACGTAATGTTGCCTTCCAGTTTCTCAAGCTGACCTACGTCCAGCTCAATAGGCGCCTGAAAGCCTGATGTGACTTCACGGGTTTTGACTGTGACTTTTGGCAGCTGAATTTCGTCCGCAATGCCCAGGTAGCCTTTGCCATCAACGAACAGTTTGAATTTTTTAAGGATTTTAGGAGACATTGCCATTATACGATTTCCTCTAGGTAGTTGTTTGTCAGAATGCTCTTGAAGGTGATGTGCTCAGCCGGTGTTGGCGGCGTAAAGTCAAAACTGAAGTAAACCTTGCCAGCCTGGAGGTTTTCCGGCGAATTCAGCTCTTCGTCTGCCCAAATCTCACCGCCCAAAATCGCACCTTGCGCCTTCAGACTGTCCAGATAAGACTGCACACTTTGTTTTACGTCTTCGATGTAAGTTTTGGTGATGTTGCGGTCAACCGCCCACATGTGTGCACGCAGCAGTGAATCGTTGATCATATCCGCAGTACGTACGACTGACAGGAAAGTCCATTTCGGGTCACCAGAACAAGTGCGGTTACCCCACAATTTGAAACCATTCTGACGAATAATCGTCGCAACATGGTTTTCATTCAGATGGTTTGCGCGAGCTTGTCGGTCACCCAGCTGGAAGTCCACTGGACGAGCAGTGCCTACAATGCCATTCATTGCCGTGTTGCTCGGGCTCCACCAGAAGCCACGGTCGTTATCCGACTTGGCAATCATACCCGCAACACGGGCACTGGCTGGCTCAACTTTTTCAACACCGTCTTTGAATACGCGGACATGCGGGTCGACCAGGAAGACACGACGTGAGCTCTGATCACCTCGATACTCAATGGCTTTGGCATCTGTGGTATTCGGACCGTCAGCGATGATCACTGCACGCAGTCGCTCTGCCACACCCACCAATTTGCTAACAACAGGGTTCGCACCACCATCGCGCTGATGCGTATAACCCGGTGCAACCAGAATTCGTGGTGCAACGCCCAGTACAGACTCAGCACCCAGGAATGCAAACACCCCTTTGTATTTGCCATCATCCGTTGAACTGTCTGTCATCGCAGCCATCACAGCAGCTTCATCTGCACCTTCAACACGGATCACAACCACAGCGGCACCCGCCTGGTCAAAAATCCCGTTCAGTGCGTCAGGCAGCGTACCCTGGGTTCCGAGCTTTTCAGCCTCACTGCGCTTACCCGCAATCAATACCGGTGTATTGGCAGGAAATGCGTCTGTATCAGCATCAGGCGCAGTACCGATAACACCAATTACCGAGCTTTTTACAGTTTTAATAGGGCGCGTACCAGATTGCGCCTCGATGACTTCTACACCGTGTAGAAATTCAGACATAGATATCTCCTTTAAAGGTATGTCAATTAGCTAATAAAAAAGCCACAGACGTGAGGCAATGAATTGGCCCCACAGTACTGTGGCTTAAGTTGAAGTAGATTAAAAAAACAGAAGTTAGATTTGGATCCCTTCGATGGTTACCGGTTCACCATTAATGAGGTATAACCCTTCAATAGCGATTGATAATTTGCCGTCTCCGACCGGGTGCACCGCCACCCCTTCAAGTGAGAACCTGGGCTCCCATTGCTCAAGTGCGTTGGATATAGCAATCGTAATGTCGCCTACCAGAGAATGTGAAAATGGTCGGTCAATTAATTCAAATAAGCCGCAGCCATAATCACGACGCATCACCCGGCTTCCCTTGGGCGTCGTTACTATGTCTTGAATACTTTGCTTTAAATGTTCAACGCCACTGAGTGGCTTGCCCGTCTGGGCATTCATCCCTATCATGCGGCACCTCCTTTGTTGCCCACAATGAATTGCGCAAACCCATCTTCAATCTTTGCGTTACAACTGCTGACATCACCCACTCGGGCAACTGCTTTGCGCCCAATGGTAAAGCCCGGCGCCCCTTTTGTTACCGTCTGCCCCGCATGAGGCGGCAGCTTGCTGTCTTTGCTGTGTAAGTGCACGGACAATACGTCACCAACACACAACACCGCTTCTCCACCGACCTTAAAGGTGTTTTGTGCTGCAGCCACCGTGGCCGGGTTGTAATCATCGTGCAAATTGGTTTGGGCTTTATTTAATGAAATGGCTGGCATGGTTACTCCTGCGCTTTGATCATTGCACCATTGAGCAACAGATTGCCCGTCGCCGCGATGGCAATATCCTGCTCCGATGAGCTGATATTGACCTGCTTGCCCGCTAAATTCAGTGTTTCTTCTGCCGTTACATGAATGTTTTTTACTGCACTGACAGAAGCGTCATTGCCCACTGTGAGGTTGGCATCATTTACGACATTGATTGAGGCGTTGTTGCCCACTTCTACCGTGGCATTGAAGCCACACTCAATACGAAGGTCTCTTTCACTGTGTACCGTTATTTTTGCGGTTTCTTCACCATCAGTATCCGGCACATAGAGATGATAAGTGTGATTTTGAGTGTCATATTCAACCAGCGCGCCGTCCTGATAGCGGGTGCGGTGCACATGTTCACGACTGCTTGCCGCTGCATAGCTTTCCCCTTCACCCGCACCTAATACATGGTCTGGCTTATGATGATCTGCGGCCGCACTATAAACACTGCCCAAAATCACGCCCTGAGCGGTGTCACCACAAGGCGCAAGGACGATAACCTGCTCGCCGACCTCGGGGGCACGCCAGGTCATGTTGTGTGCCGCCATATCGGACAGCCAGGGCAGCTTAGCTGTGATCCAGTCACCGATTTTGACCTTCACACGAGCTGTCTCGTAGTCAACTTCATGTACTGTACCAAGCGTGATCAGCTTACTTAAACGATGCTGTAAGTCAGATAAGGCTAATTCTGATTGAGCGGGGTCCGGAATCATAATATCTCCCCTGCGGGCGTTTGGGTGCTGTAGACCAATTTATGCTCATGACCGTGTTGCCCCAAATACACGTCGGTGATTGGCACGCCTGGCGATTCGCTCTGCTCAACCTGATAGTAAAATGACCAGTTTAACTGTAACTGAGCTTTCACGCCCTCACTTTGCTGACTAAAGGCAAAGGTCGTTTTATCGGCAATAAAGTGTTGCCAATGGGTGGGCACGTCGTCCGCCATCATTGCGGCTTCGCCTGTACTGATTACCTCATCCAGCCGCTCCAGCAGCCTGGCTTTATCGCCATCCATCAACTCAATATCAAGCTGCACACTCAGCACCCGCCTGTCCAGCGGGTTTGGGCTGAGGTTTTTGTTGTATGCCGGTCCATAGCTGACACCGATTTCGGTGCCTTTACTTTGCAGCTCGCTGGCCTGTCGTTCCAGTTTAGGCGTTAATGTCAGTTGGGCTTGCTGGGTCAGGTCCGGGGCAACCTGGCTCGGGATTAAATAATTTACCTGAGCCACAGCCGCCAGGGACGTCGTCAGACGCTCAAGCACCTGGGTGATTAAGGTAGTTCTTTGCATAGACTTGCTCTTAGATTAAAAAGACTCGAAGACGATCAGTGAGTCAGGGCGGGCGACGTGCCCGAAGTCGGATGGTATTACAGCTCAGGCTTGACCGGCCAGACGACGTCGTTTGGCGAGTCAAATGCCTGCGGTAAATCCCTCAATGCCTGACGATAGTGCTTCAGCTCATCAGGTACCGCACCTTCCGTTTCCTGATATTTAAGTACCAGCCAGTCTGTTGAACGCAGATAGGCATCGCGCATTGCTCTGATTGAGTGCCACTGACTCTCCTCTGCAAGTTGCTGAACTGGCATCTGAGCTTCGTTTTCTATTCTGTCCATGTTTATCGCTCCCATGTTGGTTGGTTATGACTGATGCGCTCTGCACTTGGGCGACCACGCTCCGACGTATACTCAGTACTGACGCCAATAGCTCGGGATGCGCCGCAGTGGTATCTCGGGTCAATTTTAAGGGTTAACCTCGCGATTCCCGAGTCACCCCCCTGACCAATTGCCCTGAAATTCACAGGGACTGAAGACCCTTTCAGGTCCGGACCCAAAGGAATTTCTTTCGCCGGGTTGTCCGGCTCTGAAATAAACAGGCTGAGATGGTTATTGTGAACAATACTTTTTGCTTCCATCACCGCAGAAACACAATCCGAAAATGACGTGCCGGTAAATACCAAGTGTTCAGTGTAACTCGTTGCAAACATCCCCCGGTGGGTCATAATAACTTCGCATTTAAAGTAGTCCCCGCCTGCGCCGAAACCACCGCCATTTTGTGCATCAAATTCAAGTAAGTTGATGTAATAAGGTTCCTGTGGCGCGGCGCAATGCGGAAATTCAGCATCTGGCCCATCTCTGTCTGCGGTATACCCACCATTACCGAGATTAGTCGCAAAGAAGTAACGCTTTATTTTGCCTTGCTTATGAACTTCTAAGCCATTAACCAGTTCAGTATGGCCACTTTTCCAGCTATTAAACTCAGACTGGGCCTGAGCCATTTCCGCATTAAGCGACGCTTCAGCGTTTGTTACACGCGTATCAACCTGCGCTAGCTTGGCATTCAGTGTCGTTGTGATTTCACCTGCTTTATCGGCCACAGTCTGACACAATGCGTTAGCACGCCCTGCGACCTCTGTTAGCTGCTGCGAGATTGGTTTAGTTTCAGTTGTCATATAGTCTCCTTTGAACTTTGTAAGTCACTTTCATCAGGCATGTTCCAGGGCCGTCAGGCGCCATTCTTGGTTAATCTGGCGATGCATGGTATCGATCTGGGCCAAAGTTAATTCGGCCAGCTCGTTATCGAGGATCAGGTTGAGGTTATCGACACCGAGTTTGACCTCAACACTGTCTGAGGGCAGCTGTGTCAGACTCAAAGTTAGCCACTGCAACACTTTAACGTCCGGCGTGCGATACCCCAGCGTGGTGTTAGGTTTAGAATACACACCCAGTAAAATCAGTTTAGGCTGACCATTTGCCAGCTTTTCGCCGGAATCCAGAAATACGCCAATTTCGCCAATTGCGTACTCCAGGGGCGCCTCGAATTTGGCGGCCACTTTCAGGCTGCTGCTTTCACCGTCGGTGTAGTCCGAATCGGCAATTTCCACCAGCTCTTTTTGAGAGCGCAGCGTAGTTTGATTTTTCGACGGGGTATAGCTTGCGTCCCCAAAGGCCATATGGCTTATCTGCCCTTTAAAACCTCTGGCGCGTGCAGACAATAGGGCATCCAGCCCCGCCTGAGTAAATTGCAAGGTTAATGCTGACATTAAGTCACTCCTTGTAAATGAAAAGATTGAATATTCAGAGCTTGAACCCCTGACAACAGCGCCAACTCGCCAGCCACCAGTTCAGGTGTAATACCCAAACTTTCAGCGACAATATCAGCACGGTTCAATGAATGAAGCAGAGCACAAGATGTGATCCCGCCCTCAGTTCGGTCTGGCGTAAGGCCTTCACCTTGTAAACGCCAGCGCTGGCAATTAAGCATGTGTCCTGCCGCTGAGGTTGCCACCGAGCCCTGTGTCGGATCTGGCGTAATACCCAGGCCCGCCGCTTCATGATCAATCAGATTGAGCGGTGCTTGCACTGCCCCTAAAGGTGCTACAGACTCGCTCAGTGAAATACCCAGCTGTAAATCGACATGGATGGCACCGCGCTTGACCGCGTTAATCACCCGGCGGACTTTTTTCAACATCTGGGGTGTCAGCAGTCCTTGCTGATGGTCGTCCAAATTCTGATTCACTAATGCCCACACTTTAATCGTACCGGGCGGAATGGCCTCTTCTGAGGGGATGTCCGCTCCTTCGGACTGCCACCATTCCCTGATCTCAGTAGCAATGTTTAAACTGTCGAGTGCTTTTTGCAGCGCATAGGGTGTGCCTTTATATTGGTGAACTGTAAACGCATCGCGGATCACCTGGCGCTTGAGTGCTTCTGACCAGGCTTCGTCCCACTCATCCACAGACATAGACCAAGCCAGCCAGGGCAATAACGGCGTGGGGCAGAGCATCGGATCCCATAATGCACGCAGCAGCAAACGGATATCCTGTAAAATACAAGCATCCTGCACACTGCGACGCAGCGCCTGTTCATCCGGAGCATCATCCAGATTGAGGATGTTAAGTGCCTGGGCAAGTTCAGTGAGCTTAGTCACCGGGCAAAGGGTGCTGTCCCAAATCACAGTGAGGAGCTGACTGATATCCGCACCAAAAAAAGCACTGTTGGTCATCGCATCGAGCTGCCACTGCGTTGCAAGTCGCTGCCGCTCAGCCTGGGTCCTGTTACTGATATCCAGTGTATCAAGCAGTAATGATCTTACTTTGCCTGGTTTTGTCATCTGTCGGGCAAGAGCCCGGCTTAGTGCTGATGCGCTACCTGGTAATAATTCATTCATCTTTCACCACCACAGTCACCTGTGCGTGTTCACACCAAGCCGACTGCACATCCGTGACGGATACATTGCTTGCAGGAGACAGCAAATGAACCTCATCGACGCCCTCGCGATGCAGCGCGGCAAACAATCCGGCCCGGGTTACTTTTTTCCCAAGCGCCTGACGGCTCACCAGATAATCTTGCAATGCGGCCTCGGCAGCCTGACGGATTGCGTTAGCAGACGGCCCTGGTAACACCACCAGCTCCGCCTTAACGGTAAAAGGCACAATTTCAGCGGCACGAACGGTGACCCTATCGCCCAGGGGTCTCACTTGTGACCCCCCCTGGTGCTCCCATCCCTGGGCAGCAAAGTGTTTACCTACTTTTTCAAGCAATGCCTGAGGCGGCGTGCCATCTCCTTCAGTACTGAGAATGGTCAGGGCAATGTCACAGGGTGCCGGACTGGACACGGTGACATCACGAATGCGCGTATCAAGTGACAAAGCATGAAAGGTATAAGCCGAGGCACTACCTGCGGTATTCAAGCCATCAAAGGCCAGTTGAATACGCTGACGAAACCGGCTATCTTCCTCTGCGTCGCCTCGCAACAGGTTATAACGCGAGGCGATGGCATCCAGGTCTGCACCAGTGGCCGTTGCCAGCATCACGCCCCGAACCGCATCATTTGCCTGTTGAGTGTGCAAGACTTGCTGATAAGCCAGCGTTTGCAACAAGGCAGTCAACGGGTCACTTTCAAGCGCCAACGCATCGGCATAGTGAGGATGAGCGGCTAAAAAACGCTGTTTGATTTCCTTAAACTCTTGTTCGAAATCCACATCCTGTAGCAGCTCAGGTAAAGGCACCCGGGACAGGTCTGGTGTCGCAAATTGGCTCATCTCATCCTCTGTCTTACAAAATTAAGTTATAAAAAAACCCGACTTGGCACTGCATAAGGCAGTACCGCATCGGGTTTATCACGGGAAGTACGATTTGTTCTTTCGTTAGCTTTCTCAAGCTTAGGTGTATCTTACTGATTTTAAGGGAGTAAAAACGGTCAACTTTGACCGGTTTAAACTCGACACAGTAAACCCGCCAGATTCAGATATAAAAAAACCACCGCGCATCATTCTGAGCCGGTGGTTTTTAACTTGCGGAATCTTGCTGTTCTCTGACAACTTACTGTATCTCTTGACTTAGCTTTCTCAAGCTTAGGTGTATCTTACTGATTTTAAGGGAGTAAAAACGGTCAACTTTGACCGGTTTAAACTCGACACAGTAAACCCTCCGGATTCAGACATAAAAAAACCACCGCTCATTATTCTGAGCCGGTGGTTTTTAACTTGCGGAATCTTGCTGTTCTCTGACAGCTTACTGTATCTCTTGACTTAACTTTCTCAAGCTTAGGTGTATCTTACTGATTTAAAGGGAAGAAAACCGGTCAATTCTGACCGGATTGGACTTTTTCCTACCTTTTTATGCAAATAGCCTGGTATTACAGCTCAGCTTTGAAGGAAAATTCGTCCAGCGCGTCGATGGATGCCAGATCTGCCACCTGTAACTCCGCCTCATTACTTCTCTGACGCAGCGCTTCACGCTTTTCCAATTCTGCCTTATAGGCCGCATTTGCCTCTGTTCTTTCAACCTCTGAGCCACCCAGCTGCGCGAGCTGCACTCGCTCATGCGCTTTGGTGACACGCCACAGCTGCGCCTCAAGGCAATCATACACAGCACGTTTAATCTCATCGATCAACATAGCCTTACGTGAAGCAATGGCATCTTCACTCAGGTGCGGCGGCACGTAACCAGCAATAAAGGCGGCTGCAGACTCATCATTCCAGGCTTCGCCGGTCTGTGGATGCACCAGCCAGTAGTTTCCCTCGATTTTCATGCCTTTATCGGCAAAATATTCGCAACTCATGTTCTCTCCTTAAAATGCGCGACAGGTACGGCCGAGGCCGTGATAATTGTGGGTGAAGTGCTCATTAATCACCCCAGTGTGACTATATGGATTGATACACATAATGGCATTAGCCATTATGCCACCATGATACCCCGCCGTATCTGGTTCTGAGCGATAAGAGTACATACCCAATAACTCACCTGACATACTCTCAAGTGCCACGGTAGCCTCTCCGGTGCCAGTTGCATTCCCTGAAGTTGTAGCCGCCCGAGAGCTATTCATAAAGAAATAGTTTACGGGTTCTAATTTTAGTTCAGGTGTAAAGCGATAATGCGCGCAGTAGCGACTCCCTCCCATTTTCACTGTATTGTTAAATACACCGAAATACCCATAATAATCCCAAGGTTGACTCAGCTGTGCTTCCTGGCCTGTTAAGCGTCTGATACCATAAGGGTAATTCAGGTAATGATGTATCATTTTAACCGTAGTAAAATCACCGTTGTCCACATATGCCTGTAGTTCTGACTCGTTCGCAATAGCTGTCGTAGTGATAACGTTTCCATCACGATATTTTTCAATCAGTAAAGACGTGTTTTCGTCGACCATAAGCAGGCAATGCTTCTGATTGTCGTACAATACTGCTACATCAGCGTAGCTATGACTGGTGATGGAAGGAACACCATATTGGTCCGTCGCATTCAGGTTTTTTTTAGGCTTACTCATTGACGTAAAGCCTTGCGAACGAACGTAGACCCCCCCATAGTTTACCACTCCAGTAGCCTGAGAGTCCTGAGTACTATAGACAATGTCATACTCAATATCCGCCGGATTGTCTTTACTGCCCAGTGGTAAATAAGCGCTGGCACCATAAAGATAAGTCGTACTCGTCGGGTTTTGTGCAAACGAATTTGCGTGTACAAAGCTGCTATGTGTAATGCTTCTGCCACTTCCATCAGCGAATAGCTTTAAGTACTCCAGCCGGCTTTGCTCATAGCTGTTGTTATAAGTGAAGCATGGTCTGACTAGAAACGTTTCGCCACTGTGGTCATAGACTGCAAATACCGAAGTGGTACGCGCATAGTTGCCTGAAGTGTGATTTGTTTCTATCGAATTAATCCCAAACAAGGGTCGTATCTGATTGGTAAAAGCCCGTCCCTGCAATGCTTCAACCCGAGCCAGGCTCGGCGCCATTGCATCCAGCTGATCCAGTTTAGCCGCTTTGCCTTCAAGCGCGGTGCCATTGTCATTGAGTGTCTGTGCTGCCTGTTGCAGGCTGGTCTGGCTGACCTGAGCAACCTGTTGCAGTGCTGTGGTGGCCTCATCAATATGCGATTCTGCCACGGCCACAACAGCCTGTTCCAGTTTTTCGTTATCGGCCAGTTTGGTGATTGCATTACTGACCAGCGCCTGTTCTTCGGCACTAAGCGGTTGTTCGCCTTGCATGTCGGCGACTAGTTTGTCGACCATGACCTGCACGGCAGTTTGTATACTTGCCATAAATTCCTCGTTGAATGATTTAGAAAGTAAATGAAGGGGCCTGCACTACAGCGCAAGCAGGGGCTCACCTAATAGCTGGTTCAGGCGACTGCGACGCAGCTTTTCCTGCACCGCAAGATACTGTTGCTGTTGAATGTGCTGTTGCTGAAATAACTGCGTGTCTACTGCCGTCAGGGCATTAGCCAGCCGCACTACATCTTGTTGCAGCAAATTGTCCGGATGCGGCAGAGGCAGTGAAAAATGCGGGGTAAGTGGATTATGCATACCGCCTCCTTAGATAGAAAATGCCCGTAAAGCGCGCACTCGAGGACGCTCCGTATGGCTACCAGAAAGCAATAATTTTACCCGGGCACTGCGCTCGGTCAGGCTATCCAGCTGGTAATGACACAACTGCCAGCCTTCATCCGCGGCCTGTGTCGATTTCAGCGGCACTTCAAGCCAGCTGTCGCCCTGCTCAATCAGTACCGTGACTTTCGCAACACCTGGTAGCTGGGCTTCAAAACTCACTTTAAGACTGCCATCCACTTCACAGGGGATCGCCCGGGTCACGTAATCAGCCTGCTCCGCCACGGTGCCCAGTGCAGCCTGGACGCTTTCAAACAATACCGGAGACTGGGTCTCTGTGCCGGTCAGCCTGGCACTGACATTAATTATTTCCGTGGCTTTGTTAGCTAGCCGGACGGACTGCAACTCCTGTAAGCTGAACGTGCCCGTGCTTTCGCCTGAAAACTCAAGTTGTAGTTGGGTGTCACTCCCGGGGCGCTCTGCAACAGCCAGAGCAAGCAAGTCTGTGTGGCCATCCAGCGCCACCTCGCCCAAAGCCACCTGACTTTCTGTTTGCGTAAAGCGCGCCGCTTTAAGGCGAAACGCCAGATCGCGGTTCTGATGCGGTGTCCAGGTTGACGCATTACTTGAAGACAGCAACACACCGACCTGATAAGGCTGGCTGGTTACCCATCCACTGTCGCTGTCAAACTTGCCCAGTTCTGCAATCGCCACTTCATGCTCGTCACCATCTGTGAGCACGACTATCGCGTATTCTTCGCCGGCATTAAGCGACACCGGAGTAAACTCAAATAAGGTCGGTTCACCCCCAAGTTTAATGTCACCTTGCTCTAATGTCGCCTCTGCCAGCACCGTCTGGTTGGGGATCCCCAGTTCGGTTTCGCGGATCTGTACGCGGACCGCTTCCTTTCCTGTCTTTTTAAACCACAGCTCAACGGCGGCTATAAAGCGGCGCTCAGGTAAGGTAAAGGTTTGCGCCAATGGGTCATAACGCACCGTCACTATTGAATTGATACGTCGTACGGTTTCGCTGCGAATGGTGGCATTGCCGGTATAACGCGCCTGCCCCATCGAGTCTTTTTCACCTATGAAACGCACGTCTTTGCTGCCCACCGGCACATTGCCTGGGATCAAAAATCGGCCACGTATCTGGCCGTTGCTGTCTGCCTTGATCATTAAACCTCCTGAGCCTGGACACTGATCCCGTCAAAGGTCACCCGCTCCAGGGTTTCCTGCGGACCAAATCCGGAAATAGTAAAGTTCACCCAACGTGAACGCATGAATTGAGCCTGACGCGTGGTGCGGCTCAGTACCTGAGTGCTGGTGCGTGTACGCGTTAACCTGCGCAGTCCCCGGCCGATATCAAAACGTCGGGTGATGGGGCTGGTCCAGCTACGGCTTGTCTGGGTCCAGTGGTCGACACTGGGTGTCAAACGCACCGTGGCTGGAATAGGTTCCACCGCCTGATAGGGATTGACCTTCATGCTGCCAGTTTGTTTGGTTTGCGCCAGCACGTCTTCAAGTTCATAAGGCAAGGTCAGTACATTGCCGCTCGGCAAAGGCAGTTCAACAATATCGGCGCTCAGGGGTAAAATAAGCTCACCATCGACAATCGCTGCCGTTTGTTCAATGCCGGCATCACGCATATCATCATCAATGAAAGGATCAACAAATACGCCGAACTTACTGGCAGACTCCTCACTGTTGGCGTCATTGCGCAAACGCTCAATCGCCAGCAACTGATATAAATCACTGATCTGAGACTGCATTTGTTCCAGCTCTGACATAGAGACCGCCCTGACTGCAAGGTTTTCGATCTCCGGCGCCTGATCGGTAAACCAGCTCTGACTCACCTGCGCCAGTGGCAGATGATTGGCCGGCACTTTTGGCGCAACGGGCAGCTGATGTGCCGGTTGTCCTTTAATGCGTTTGAGCTGGCCAAAGCGGTCCAGCACCACAAGATCAATACGCGGCCGATACCACTGATAATCCACTGTGATCAGGGCATTCTCAACCAGCTCTCCCTGTGGCTGCTGCTTTTGCAGGGTAAAACCAAACTCATCATGTTCAATTGCCACCTGAGTACGAAAGCGGTATCGCACCTCAAACTGGCTGCCTGGGGCGGGTTCTTCACCACTGAGCTGCCAGCTGATGTGATTCCGTAAGAAGAGGAAGTCAACGCCAGCAACAAAGGTCGTCTCTCCCTGCGTGACACTCAGGATCTCCAGTACTGACTCATCCGGAAGCAGATCCTCTCCACCTGCCAGTTGAGCCCGAGTCAATATCGCGCTTTTTTCAATGCTGACATTCACTTCTTCTATGGCTTTCACCGGGAAGAAGTCCAGGTCAACCCGCATACTGCGCGCGCCATCGTCAGATGCCGGTACACTGATAAATGCCTTTGGCTCTTCTCTGACCGTGCCAATATCCGGGTCCCAGTCAAAGGCAGTGCTGCGCGCGGTATCAAAGGCGACTTCATAACCCTGAATATGCGCTTTACCCTCTTGCAGGCTAAAGACCTGCTGATCGGCTTCACGGTCACGATAACTCAGCGCCATGCCTTCCACGACATAACTGCCGCCGTTGGCTTCGCGGTCATAACGGGCCAGTGCCTGAGTCACCGCATCCAGCTGAGGCGGTGCTTGTTTGATGATCAGCACACCATCTTCAATGCGGTGTACGGGGTAAAACGCATCTTCTTCGGCCAACGCGTCCTCTCGCAGTCCCCACTGACAATGCTGCTGTAATCGGGCGGCGCCTGGTTCATCATAGTTAAGGGCATTGACGGCCGGATCTCTGAGCGATGGATCTTCAATTTCCGTTACAACACTGTGAGTTAGCCAGACACCTATATCAACACCACCTTGCAGCGCAATAGTAAATGTGGCTGCGGGTATCTCTCTGATATGACCGTCCAGATAAACCTGGGCCGCGCTCAGCTGAACCTCTCCGGATACGGCGTCTATCACGACATCGTCGCCAGACACCAAATCGCCATCTTTGAGCAAGACATCGGCAATTCCTTTCACCTGATCCCGTACCTGAGATTGTAAATCGTTCAGCTCCCGGCTTTGCAAACCACGCCCAGAACGAAACAGCAGCCGCTCATAGCCATTGGCTTTATCATAATTGTGATAATAATCCTGTAGCATGGGCTCTCCTAAAAACTCATCACAAATTCAAAACTTTCCCGGACGCCTGGCTCTCTGACCAAAGGCGCCCGGTGATCCAACAACAACAAAGTCCCCGTTGATGCGATTTGCTCCGGCGGTACATAGACCTGCCCCGCAGCCACATCAGCTGTGAACGTCGTGCCTGAAAAGACCCCCAATTCGCGAACAGTTTCGCCCTGTGCATCTTCAAAATCGAAAACGAATTGGCAATAAACATGACGCGTAGGTTCAGCACTGTGGCGATAACGCGCCCCCTGAACATCGATGTCGCCTTGCTCATCCGGCTCACAAAAACCCTGAAATTTAACTTTGCGATACCCTAAGGGATCAGCCAGTTGCGTGGCACTGATGGGTTCGGATGGTGGCGTCTGCCAGTTGCCATCACCGCGGCCCCAGGCCAGATAAAGAGAGGTTTGGGCTACGCTGCGCGCAAGCAGAGTCCGCCCGTTAAAGGTGAAAATAGACAATGTAACTCCTTGTTGAGTGGTTAGGTAAGTGAGTAATGGCACTGAACAAGCTGAGGTGTCTGACTGTCAGACCAGCTCACTGTTGACCAGCTTGCTTGCCAGAGTCCGGGTTGGGTTTGGATATGACTGACAATGGCACGTTGATGCGAAATACCAGCCTGAAGGTGACTTACAGGCGGTACACTGAGCACCAGCGTGCCCAGACGGTGATTGTGGACATGACCCCACAGCTGGCCTCGCTTGCGCAACACTTTACTCCCGCCCTGCGCAGACAGTTCCGTTCGTTCGCTGTGAGTACGCTGGCGAGACAACCTCACTTGCTTGCCATCTTTCAAGGTATAATGAAAGCCTGACTGATCACTGAGCAGATCGCCAAACTGACCTGATGACAGCGCCAGCTCGCGAATATCGAGCTGATAAGTGATCCGAACCAGCTCGCTGCGGGCCGGTGCACTTAGCTCACTCAGTTGTGCCAGCCGATTGAGTTGCCACTCACCTGGTACACTATCAAGGTGCAATTGATAACGATAAAAGTGCCGAAGTGATCCCGACTCTTCAATGTGTAATAAGGGCACCCCAAGCCAACCAACCGCCATCGCCAGACTCGCTCGCGTACCTCGGATCCGCTGCCAGCTCAGCCCCTGCAATAGCACTTGATCCAGGTTATCCAGATAAGGTTCCAGAGGATCCAAACCATATTCCCAGACCAGCCAGGGCAACAAATTGGGATTGGGATGAGACTTAAAGCCTCTGAGCAACGAAATACTTGCTTCCAGTGTTTGTGTAAGCTGCCCGTGCTGATCTAACGCCCGTTGTAATGGGGTGTGATTAGGTGGTACCAAAGGTGTATTAGCGGTTAAGTTTTCAGACATAGACTTACCTGCTTCAGCTGAACATATTGATTTGCCGCCACTTCGACCAAAGAAGCTGGAGTATGGATTTCAACATGCTTAACGCCCGCAACATGCAACTGGGCACTGAGCCAACTGGGTGTCATTACCGTGCCGAGTGCCAGCTCTGTCTGCCACGCAGCACGCAGCTTCGCTTCCAGCTGCTCAAACACCCGTAAAGGCGTATTTGAGTTGAGATAAATATCAGCGTGGACATCCACCTCAATGGCCTCTGCTAGCTCTACGTCCACTGTATCGGTCAATACTTTGACTTCATCACTGAGTACATAGCTGCGTACTTGCTGCAAAGCCGCTGTCGGATCCTGATCCGCATGAAATAGCACCGCCACGCGAACCTTACCGGACTCGGGACTATCTACTTCCACGTCACGGATCGCACTGGGCGCGGCGGTCAATGCTGCGTTGCGATAGTGGTCTTTACTACCCGCCGTACTTGATGCCAGAGTCTTTTGCCGGATCCGTTGACGGAACCCGCTATCGGCTTCATTGGCTGCCCTCAGGACACCGTAAAACAGCCCAAGCTGGTCCAGATCGGCATCCTGCGCTGTTGCCAGCAAGTTAGACTGTACGGCTTCATTTATGCGCTGTCGTAACAATAATTCGCGGTAACTTTCGACCTGCAAGCATACCGATAACGGATCACTTTGCAGGGCCAATGCGTCTGCATACTGCGGTGCAAGGGCTTTAAACCGCGCCACCCGCGCCTGATAAATGTCTTCAAATTCAATAGATTCTAAAATATCGGGCGCAGGGAGCGCCGTAAAATCGAAAAGGTCGGTCATAGTACAACCTGTTTTAAGTGAACATAAGTGTGAAGCGAAGATGCGCTGGACTGTAGTAATCATCAGCCAAAAACAGTAAGGCTGCTGACACACTTACAATAACCAGCACATTGCCCCAAGGAATGGCAAGAAATCCAGTTTCCTGAGTCAGATTAGGTAAACAAACAATTTATCTTAGGGTAGCTCTGGCCAGGTAACTTGCCCGGGATCCGTTAATCCATTCGGTAAGTCACGGAGTGCTTGACGATATTCAGCCCATACTTGCTGCTGCTCTGGCGCGATCGGTGCGTCCGGGATCTGCGTCCAGTCACACTCCTGAAGTAGCATATTGCGTCGTTTTCTTAGTTCATCCAGTAACTGGGTCCGACAGGCATCATCCACAATACTTTCCGGTACGCCCGCCTCCAGCAATTCCGCTTTTGTTGAGTTAATATATTCGATTCCCTGATACTTAATATTAGCCAGCATTAAACTGCTCCCCAAAATTGTAAACTCGTATTCGTCTGTGGTGTTAATCTCTCACTGACATCCATTCCGGATTTCACCGAATCGCTAAAGCCCCATGCGGCGATAAAATCAAGCACTTTACCGTCAGAGACATCAACATCTACATTCAAAGGTTCCTGCGTGCACTTCCTCTTAATCACCGATAGGTACTTTCCGATGAACGACCAGGAATGCCAGCCAATCCATCCGCAATTATGGGCCGTAAACCACTGTGGATTCGCCACTTGCTTTAAGTGACAACCCTGAAACAAGATTGAGGCAGTGCCCAATCCAATCCCCTCTGGGTGGACGATACAGTCATACGTCTCAAATTGCGTGTCCCGGAAATATAAATCAACGGTGCCACTGTGTTCGTTGTACCCCTGTAGAGTAACCATACCGTGGCGGTAAGGAGCAGACTTTTTACCAATTTCAGCAACCTGTCTGAGTGTGATATTCTTCGTCGCCAGATTCACCCCATTTGTGATCCTGATTGGATTAATAAAGTCACACAACTCACCGGCCGCACTATATTGTCGAAAGGCCTTAAACTCGATAATTGAAGTTTCTTTATTTCGTCCTGAAATTAACAAGTTACGACCAGGAGGGACATACAATTCCGTTTTCCAAGTGCAGATGGTGTTTTCAGGAATGATAATCTCAACACTCTGGTGCCCTGCTTCAAACTGTTCCCTGACTTGCTCGGCAACATCGACGTCACTGAGAGCATCTACTTTAGTGTAAATATTATATGCTGAACTCAAATAGCGACTGTTCGCTTCTTTCATAAAACCCTGAAAAGACGTACGGGCTTCTGCTACTTCTTTGTCTATTACTGACGACTTAGCAATAACCTGACCGGTCAATGCATTATTGGCTTCAGTCAGTTTGGCAATTTCCTCGTTTAATGAAACGAGACGTCCTTCCAACGTTTCTGTATTGGTTGACACAATTCAATTCCTTATAGTTAAAATGTACGGCGGGTATGCTTAAGGCTGAGATGGCTTGTTATGTACCAGCCACGAATTGTCAGGACTGGTTTGGGTTATCAGATAGCAACCCGGAGCCAGTTCGGTATCCGGAGGAGTGAACTGTTCGGCGTATACCTCTACATTTCGATAAAATGCCAGAATGCCACCACCAGTCGGCGAGATATCTGCTCTAAACTGTGGCATATATGTGAAGCTTCTTTCACCATTTACCATGCTGACATCTGCCGCAAAAGTAACATTTTGCATGGCAACCGTACCAACCCCGGCGAAGCGACTGTAGTTAACGGCAACAAAGTGCGGAAACAGTGCGCCTTCTCCCCCATAAAGCACAATCACAGGGTAAAAATCATTGCTGCTCGAAAGTGAGTAATTCGCTCTGCCAATGTTCTCAAACAAGCGATTGTGCTCTAACGTAATATGCTTTTCAAAGTCACCATCAAACTGCAGCGCAATTCGGGTATTAATACCCCGCGTGTTAAATGCCACTGCACCTGTACAGTGTAATTTCAGACCGTAATGGAGCCAATCCGTTTGTGTGTATGCTTCAAATTGAACATTACAGTCTGGTAGGATAACACCACTGAAATAATGCGTTTTTTCGTTAGCCGCCAATTTTATGCGTGCCGAGCAGCCGGCTGTTAAACGGCGGCATGCCTCAGTCAACGTTTGTAACGGTTGTTCCGGCGTTTTACCATCATAGTTATCGCTACCGATATTGGGGTCAGCGTTTACATACAGTTCGGTTTCCAAGTGCGACTTGATGGCATTAATTGCGGTATCTGGCACTGAATTCAGGGCAGTATCAATGAGACCCAGCTGACTATTAACTTCATTCGTTAATAACTGAGCGCCGGCGACAAGGTTGGCATTTTCATCAATTAGCTCTGCAATTTTCTGACTCAGCGTCGTCATAATGCTTTCCTCATTTGAATTAACTGCTCATTAAAAGCTATTTGTCGTAAATTTGACTGGATCTGAGCACTGGCCATTTTTGTCTGAGCCAGTGCCATGGTGAGAAACTCTTCACCGTAGAACAAATTGAGGTCACCCGATGCGTGGATATCAATGCTATCTCCAGGCACAGCATTCAAGATCAGATCAAACCCCTGAACAATTTGTGCCAAGGGAGTCTGGTAGAACAATGCATTTTCGGGGTGAGACCACACCGCAAACAATGTTCTATTTTGATCATTAAGAAAAAACCCCACTTCACGCACGGCATATTGCGCTGTATCCTTGAAAGTCCCAGTCACGTTGTAATGACCTGCACCGACGACCTTACCACCACTCACATCGACTCTATTTCGCTCGTTTTTAAGCTGAATTTGGTCACGATGAGCGATATATCCTTGATCTCCCACTGCTATCTGCGCAATTTCAATCTTGATCCCCTGATCATGTGCGCTAACAGCGGCATTTAACCCCTGCTGTGTTATGACAGGTGTATACGTATTCATATAATGTCCTTTTAAATAAGCGTCATTTTTACACTTTGAATTGATAGCGTATTAGCCTTTGATGCTACTTCTGACTCACCTTCAAACCGCATATAGCTCTGTTGTTCAAAGTTGCCGGTTCCAATACAGGACCCCATAGAACGCGCTGCCAGCACTATGCTATGCTCATCAAACTCAGCCCCCTCATCGTTCAGCAGGTTTGTACTGTCTGATATTGAAGGTTTGTCTGTTCCAGCTATCGCGAATAACTCAGTCCTGAACGTAAAAGCAGGACTTGCTTGCATGTTAAGCTGGCTCATTGAGTGCGAGGCTGCCATATTGCTTAGCGAACACTCAGCAGATTGCGCAACCCCAACGCGAAACTGGATTTGACTACGACATGGTTTAGTCGCAGCCACTGTTTGCCACAGCTGTGCCTGAAGTTTTGGCGTCAGTAATGTGTCCCCTTGCGGGTCCAGATTGTCATGGGCCAGTGCCAGTAACTCAGCACTATGTGGTACACCACCGGTTTGCCACCATTCCTGCAATTCAACACTGGCATTCAGGCTACGCAGCGACTGCTTAACTGCCCCCGCGGTGCCTTTAATTCTGTGATTAGGCACACTGTCGGCAATCACCTGACGCTGAATATGCTCAGGCCAGAGATTATCCCAACTATCCACGCTTAACCCATCTGCCAGCCAGGGCAAAAAGTGCACCGGACAGTGCCATGGGTCCCAAAGTTGCGAGAGTGATACAGGCACCTGGGTGATGCGACTTGCTGCGTTATCCAATGCCCGCTCAAGCTTACTTGCCTGATTGGGTAGCAGTGACTCAGACATGCTCGCCTCCGATGTCAACTTCAATTGCGGTGCAATAAGCTGCTTCATCCTGATCCACCGTGATGTCCCACTGTGGTTCGAGTAACTCAACCCGCTGTACGCCTTCACGATGCAATACCGCATACAGAGCAGATAAAGAAATATCATGACCGAGTTTGCGGTGTTCATTGAGCCAATCTGAGGTGGTTTTTATGGCCAGCTGCTTAATGGCATCGCTATCCATCCCTGGATATAAATACAAGCGAGCATTGATGGTAAAACTGCGGATAGAAGCGGGTATCACCCTGACTCTGTCCGTCAGTGGACGGATCTCATCCTGGTTGAGATACGTCTGGACTGTATTCAATAAAGCGTCCGATGCCAGGCCCGAGCCCTCATCACTGAGAATGGTCACTGCCACATCACCCGGCATCGGCTCGCTTAATCCCGCATTTGATGTACAGGTCAGCACGAATGCGCTTGTCGCGCTGTCGTCAGTCACTGAAGCACGCTCGAATTCAGGTGCGGATACATACACATCCCGTACCTTCGGTGAGGCTTTCATAGCATGAAACACATAAGCGCCCGCGGGTCCCGCAGTACTGAACCCTTCCAGTGCCAGGCGAATGCGTTCACGATAGCGCTCATCACTTTCATACTCCGCTGGCACAGAAGGAACCGCTGTGGCATTGCCTGGTGAGGTTACAGCACGTTCAACGCCAAAACGTGCCCCCAAATAATCCAGCTCAGTGCTGCTGGCTTTGGCCAGTAATACAGCTTCAGCCGCCTCATTTATACGCTGCCGCAACAGCATTTCCCGATAGGCAAAGGCCTCTATGAGCTTAATGGCGGGATCACTGGCATAATCCAGCACTGCCCCGTCATAGCGTTGGGAAAAATCCGCCACAATCGCGGTTTTTGTCTCATCAAAACTCAGCTGCTCTATCAGCTTAGGCGTAGGTAAACGGGCCATATCTATGGCACTAAAATTGGTCAGAGACATAGCAGCTCCTGATATTACAAGTTTGGAAATTAAGGCAGCGGGCAGCGAAAAAATGTAGCGAGCGGGCAAAGGTTACAGCAGGTTGTTAACGCCATTGGCGCGTTCAATGATCTCCTGCTTTACAGTGTCCAACCCTTTGCTCTGATATGGAAAAGTCAGCTCACCCGTTGCCACTTTCCCTTCAATATCACCAATGCTGGCTTTCAGAGAGGTCACAGACGCTTTCACTTCTTCCAGGCTATTGGCTTCAGACAGTTTGTTGACGAACCCACTGAGTTCGTTGAGTAATAAGTGTGTCGTGTCCGACGTTGTACCAAGCAAGGACTGGCTGTCTGCTACTTGCTTTTCTACGTCACTACGAACCTGAATACGATTTATCATTTGCTGCTCAGCCTCACTCAGCTCAATGGAGTACTCACTATGTTGTCCGAAGTTTTCCTCCACAAACTGCGCAATCACCGCGGGTGGGGTAAATGGGTCAAAGAATTGCTCTGCTATTTGATTATTGACGATAAGTTTTGCCATGTTGCACTCCTAAGGTAAAGTTGGGGTTGGTTGATGTTCATAAGCAGACACTGCACTGTCACCCAAGTATGGGAACTGACCCCAGGCGCTAGCAATTGGGACATTACCAGTGACTACCGCAGGCAATGCAACCTGAATCACCGTTGTTTCAGACAGATCAAGGTGCGTACCATTGATGTAAGGGTGGCAATGTGTGTACAAATTACGATTACTATGGCCTATACCACCACCGCACACCTTAGCAGGCGCATTTGCTTCTAAACCGCTACACCAAAACCCAGTTGGCACCACACCACGAATGTGTTTTACAACCGCTGCACACGTCATGAAGGTAGGACGACGCACGTATTGATACATCATGTATGATTGTGCTTTCTCAGTATTCCCCTGCGCATTGGTGATATTGCGGTAAGGGGCAAACTCCAGCTCCCAGATATTAAAGTTCTTGGCAAAATACTTCGTGTCTGAGCCGATTGCGCGTAAAAACTCACGTGCAAGCTCGCTTCTGTCGTTTACTTCAACCCCGGTTTCTACAGTCTCAACTAACCTGGCTTGTTTTAAAATCCCTGCGCCCCAGTCCTTTGGAAATGAACCATCTGTATTTGGAACAAGGGCCTGGTTCTTTGTCACTCGAAAATGCGACTGAGATTCCGTATACGAACTCAGCTTCGCATCCACTTTTGCCAGATGCTGATCCGTTTTGCTCTGTGAAGCACTAATAGCCGCATTGAGCGCGCTATCAATACTCTGAATTTTGTTGTCTACCGTGCTGGTCAGGGCTTCTGAGGCTTCAACCAGGCTGGCAATATCGTGTTCTAATGCCATATATTTCTCCGTTTAAATTTGAGTTAAAAAGTGTCTAAATTGAAGTTCTTGGAAACTGCGCTTTAATGGCGTTACGTGCGCCCAGCCAGCGCTCACGGGCCTTGCCAGCCTGCGGGCTGTGTTCACCATACTCAGCGCATGCCGCCAAAAACTGAAATGCGAGGCCGTCACTGTGCTGTTGATAGGCCTGCACCCGGGCAGCATCAACGTGCGCCTGATGTTGCAGTGCTTTGGCTTGTTTGAGTAATTTTATGGCCTCTTCGGCCAGCTGTTGTGCCCGCTCAGGAGCCGTGCTGTATTGCGTCATCGTAGTGCCTCCTTGTGTATTCTGTTCTGGTGCCTAAAGCACACCGTTGTCCATCAGTGCAAACTTGAGTTTCAGATGTCGATGCATATTGCCGATTTGTGCCTTGCCCATTTTGGCCAGCTCAGGGGCCACCAAAATATTGAACTCAACCCCCTGATCGATCACTGTGATTGAGTCTGATGGCACGCCTGTCAGGGTCAAGTCAAACGCCAGTAGCAACTCAACGTCATTGGATTTATAAGCAATTGACTCAGTTGGGGAGGAATACACAGCGAACAACACATGCTGTATTTGTCCATCGACTTCTTCTTCGGTGTAAAAACCGATTTCATTGACGAAAAACCCCTCTCCCGCTATCGGCTCAGCATCACGCACCGTGAGGTGTAGCTGTTTGCCATCGGCGAGTGTTTTGGCACTGGCCAGATCCAGTTTGTATTTCTCGTCCTGCAGACGAGTGATCCCTTCATGGGGCTGATAACTACCGCTGCCCAGACCCACTTTACTGATTTTGGCTTTAAAACCACCTTGTTGCGCTCTGAACAGCGCCGACAAGCCCGCCGAAGTGATCACGGGCTGAAGTAAAATACTCATTGTTAGAAACTCCTTTATGCAGGTGCGCCAAGCGTGCCGTAGCAACGCACTGCACTCACCCTACGGCGACTGATATGCATCACCGGGGCGGCGCAACTGACACTGTTAATAAATTCATCGGGAATACGCTGATCCGACAGTCCTCTGAAACGAACAACCTGCACAGGTCGGCGTGTCATACAAAATGCCTGGCGTAAACCGCACTGAGAGATCCGGTGACGCAGTTTATCCACTCCAGCACGGTGCCTGAGTACCTGATAACGCTTATCGGATAAAGACGCAGTCACAGACACTCTCGCCTGGCTGTCACGCTGTTTGGCTTTGTCGCCAATACAGGGCTCAACCGCACCATATAAGCGCTTATGCGTGATCGGATGGACAATTGCCCCCGCCGCCGCAGCGCTCGCCATTTTCATCCCCACCAGGAAATCAAAGTGCGCCTTTTGTGGCTTAGTCTGGTTGGTCACCCGATGGATAGCATCGTAAAGGCTTTGATCCAGCTTGACAGCCCGGCTGGTGTAAGGCAGCGCATTGGCCCAGGCAATAAAAACGAAGGTATGTGGCTCCGTGCTTAAATAAGGCGCCAGATAAACATCATCGGTATCTTCAAACCACTCGAAAAACTCCAGCTCCAGACCCAGCGAAGAGAGCGCTCGTTTCACTGAGCCGACGGTTCCCTTGTGCTTGTGGATCGGAACTGAGCGAGCGATCAACGCCCGTTTGGTTTCGCTCGGCCAGTTTTCATCCCATTCATCCACCGACAGGGCCCATGCCAGCCAGGGCAGCAGAGACTCCGGGCACGTTTGCGGATCCCAGAGCTTGGCCACATGCTCAGGTGTGACACCCCGCTCCGCATAGTGTGTGCCTGCACTCAGGCTGCGTTCTAATTCAGAGGCACCTGGCGGCAGTAAATCAGTACTGACTGTCACGAAGACCTCCTAGAAAAAACTCAAATGCAGCGACAAACTCACGGCCTGTGTATCTTCGGGCGTTATGTCATCCGAAGGTGACAATAATTTAATTTTGCGCACCCCGCCCTGATGTAACAGATCGATAATTGCAGAGTGCGGGATCTCTTTACCCAACCGGGTATGCGCCTGATTAAATGCATCCAGTGCAGTATCAATCGCCAGTCTGACCTGCGACTCATTCACACCCGGATTAAGATAAACATGGGCTTCAACAGGCACGCTGGTTGGCCTGGTGGCCGATACCTGCACCTGATCCGTCAATGGCCGAACATCCTCATGATTCAGATGGTCTGACACTGCACTTTGTACCGCTGCCAGATCAGCACCTATGTCGGTCAGTACTGTTACTTCAACCACGCCAGGTGTGCTCGATGTAACATGAACATCCCGTACCCGAGCATCTGCGAGCAGAGACTGAAATTGATAAGCACCTGTCGTACCGGCCATACTGTGGCTTTCTAAAGAAAGCGGAATACGCGCCCGATAACGCTCATCATCTTCTGCATCAGCCCGTGCAACACCAAACAAGCCACCGAGGTGATCAAGATTACTGCCTGAGGCGAAGGCCAGCATCACCGCTTGTGCAGCGTCGTTCACCCTTTGTCTCAGAAGCAATTCCCGGTAGGCAGCAACCTCCAGCACTTTGATGGCAGGATCAGATGCCAAAAAGCTGTGTTCAGGCAAACGTTCCGATATCGCCTCAACTAACTCAGCGCGGATCTCTTCGTAGTTCAATGTTTCTATCACCGCTGGTGGTGCCAGGCGTGACAGATCTATCGCGGTATTCATAGGTCAATTCCTCAGGCAAAAACTGTCCGGCCCGAACAACGTTGCTCAGGTAAGTCAGTTTTAGTCAATGTGTAGAAATGTGGTGACGGTACTTCACGATACGCGTGTCGGTATCGACCGCCCTGCTGGCTAACCGTTGTTTCGTTTAGCACTCAACAATGCGTCGAGCTTTTTATCGATAGAGTCAAGGCGCTTTTCAATGCGCTTCTGGTCCTCTTTGCGGATTTGCTTGAGATGTGCAAGCTCCTGCGAATTCGTGGTGATCCGCTTGTCCAGATCATTGAGATATAAAATGCCTGACACCAACAGTGCAATGGTGGTCAGGATATGAGCCAGATTCAGCTCCTTTTTCATTTGCCATTGGTCGGCTTGCATGGTTTGGCCACCTCCTCATTCATAGTTTCCCCCAATTTAAGATTGCCACTGCCCACTGAGCATTTGCTGCGCCAGCTCCTCTGCGCGCTCAGGAACTTGTCTGGCCCAGCGACTATCCAGCATTTCCAGTGCTGCTCGCTCAAAGTCGCCATGTTGTACTGCATCAAGCATGTTATTGAAACCCAGCAACCCTCGCACACCGAGGTTGAAGGCCATATTTGTCAGCACTGCCTGACGAGCTTCATTGCAATGAGAGATATCAACACGACGCCGCACACCAGCCTGAGCATTGGCCACATCCTGTGCCAATAACTGCTCCGCTTCTTCCTCAGCTATACCATTTTGTTCCAAATTTCTGCCATACCCTATCGTGAGTTTGCCAGCGGTGCAGTAATAAGGAAAACGACGGAATCCCTCATGTTTTTTTATCTGCTCAACCGTATTCATAATTGTCATTGTGTTCCTCCTTATGGCTGACACAAGCTCTGAAGCAGACTACGCTCAGCTTTAACGAGCCAAAACTCTAACGAGCGTTTTGAGTCAAAACCCAGCGTTTTTGCAACCTGTGCTATGTCTCCTTCAACCAGATACTTACCGCGCAGTGCACGGATACATTCAGGCCTAAGTTGTGCAATCTGCTGTGTCAATGTCTCTATTTCTTCAGGCACGCTCATCATATCGCTGCTCACATAACGGGCACTGGAATCACCTACTCGCTCGGTCACGGCCTGACGGCTAAACCCTTTACCCAGTTCTTTTGCACGCCAGAAACGACCCCAGCGTTTTAAAGCGGCGCGTAACTGCTTAATGGTTGGTTGTGTCATCATCATTGATCTTTCCTATTACTTCTAAAATATCGAGTGCATAAACATCCTCGACCAGACCGACAACGTCGTTCCACCTAGGGCTGTATTCTTTGTTTTCCCAGCGTCTCAGCGTGCGCTCTTCGACGCCATAATGTGCTGCTGACTCAGCCTGCGTATAACCTCTTAAGAGACGGGCAAATCTCAGGATATCTGCCCCCATCGGGGTTCTTTTTTGCTGCGTTAACCGCGGCTTTGCATACATATATTGCTTCAT